AAGAAGTACGGCAACTCCAGCCCGCAGTACCGCTACCCACTGGTGCAGCAGCAGCACAAGGACTTGATGGATACGCCTGTGCTGAAGTACTGGCTGCCGTACCCCGTAGGTCAAGTGCCATTTCAGCAGTGCTGTGAGTCTCCCTCACAGATCGACTACGGTGATCTCATTCGATGGGACGCTGACGTGGATTGGATGAGCGAGAAGTGGCCCGGTTCGTTTCACATTGCTAGGTTTACGGGTCCTAATTACTTTTCATCTGGTGGGGTGGTTCGTTTTGCTTGCGGCAACGGACATCCATGCGATCCGGCACCTTATTCAGTAAACTATTATCCTGATAACTCTTGCCCATCAGACTTAAATGAAGATGGTACGGTAGGATTTCAAGATCTGTTACAAGTTCTTGGTGATGTGAGTGCTTTTAAATACCATCCTCAAACCAACAATGGATTCAATGCTATTATTAAAGTGCTGTCTGAATGGGGAGACTGTTAAATGGCTGTTATTAGAATTGCGAGAGATGTTTGCGATAATCTCTATTATTTAGAAATTAAAAGTAATGGCGATAATTCTTGTCTTATTAAGAATAAACACGAGCTTCTTTGTCGAGGCACTTTACAGCATTGTTTAAATTACAGAGAAACTATTTTTAATTCTCTTGATAACGGATTTGTCTTACCTCCAGATGGTACATTAACATGGCAATATACAAATGGTACTACTCCATATGAAACTGTATTGGCTTCTGAACGCTTCACAGGTTCTTCTGGTAATAACTATACTACAAGTACTGATAATTCTACTCTCATTGATGCAGCTGGCGTTACAAATGCTTCATTGCAAACAATGATCTGTACTACTAATACCACTAGAGGTTTCCGAAGATCTATGGGATTAGCAGCACAGGCAATTCTTTTAGGTGATTGGATTAATGCAAATGTTGCAACTATTCGATATACTAATTTTGATGGAGATGTAGTTATTTATGATGTTACAGCGGGTACTGTAGCACCGGATGGTGCATTCTTAGACTTTGGGGGAACAGCTTATAGCATCAACGGTGGACCAGTTCAGGATATAGATGCCACGTTGCGAGATGATTTCATTGGCGCAGCCCCTTGTACTGTTGAGTATTTATCATAGGAGTAGAATATGAAAAGTAAATTTAAGTGTGCATGTGGAACTACCACTCGGTATACTGACAAGGATGCTCAAAAGTTAGTAACTCAAAACATTCCAAAGGATAAGCGTGGACCTAGAGTTAATAAAAAAAGAAATTGAGAACTGGATATTTAACTATTTAGATATCCCCTCAGCTTTTTATAACGGCAGCAAGCCCTGTCCTTTTGCTGCTAAAGCGTGGCGTGACCAGCAGGTCAAGGTGTTGATGGGAGATAAGTCTACGGTACGTCAGCAGGTTTACAGTTGGGATGATAAGTACCAATTAGTAATTATTGTCTTTGATCCAGATTCTTGGTCTAATGCAGATTATTGGGCAGAAAGGTACAATGACCGTATTCAAGACAGAGACTTGTATGTAATGGTCTTTGAACCGGGAGAAGAACCAGATGATCCTGCGTTAGATCCTGAGGATTATGGTCAGGTTGTAGACTATGAATACGGAATGGTTATCATTCAAAGGTTAGATGAACTAAATAAATTTTCAAAATTTTTAGAAAGCCAGAACTATTATGACAATTGTTCTGAAGATTTTATGAAATATGTCAGTAAAAGGAGAATGGCATGAGAGGAAAAGGTTCTAAAAAAAAGGCTATGGGTATGAAGAAGAAGACTGCTGGTTTAAGTGCTGGGCAAAAGAAGTTGCCACCAAAGGTGCAGTCTGCTATCATGAAGAAAAAGAAGATGAAGAAGTGAGGTAAACTATGGCAAGTACTATTTCAGCGGCAACGCTTACGGTTACGCACACTGAAGCTCTTACGCTGAATGGTGTTGACCGTGGTGTTACCAATACATTAACTATTGCTTCTGTCAATGAAGTAGATCACCGCATTGTTACGGTTGACACTTCAGCAGACAGAACTCTTGTGTCTTTGGCTACTACTGTAGGAGCCGGTTCGTTTATTAATTCAAATGTTAAATACATGCGTTTAACAAACAAAGATGACACCAACTATGTCACCATTGGTTTAGAATGTGGAGCTGATGACTCAGCCTATATTAAACTTGAGGCTGGACAGACGTTTGTTATCTACAATGATGATGTACAATTCAGCGATTCTAATGTGGCTCATGGCTCTGTGTCGTTTGATGCTCTTGAAAGCATTACAGCTAAAGCTAATACCGCTGCTGTTGACGTTGAGTTGTTTATTGCATCTACTTAAGGAGAATTGAATGATTGATTTTATTATTGGATCTTGGGGTTTTGTTCTTTCACACATCCTGACTTTTGCTGCAGGAGCGTGGATTGGTAAGCCAGTGTTTAGCTGGTTAGCTTCCAAGTTACCTTGGTCTAGTTAAATGAAAACGATTGGCATAAGCTTACTTGTATTTCTGATGGGTTGTGCATTTACCCGCCCATCTATTTCTGTTAAAGAGTATGAAAATGATTCTTTAAAAAATGAAATACATGTAACAGGAGAACCGGGGTCGATTGAGCCCCTTACCTTTAAGTCTAACAAATGGAGTGTTTCTACCGGAGCAGTTCAAGAGATGGATCTAGTTATTACAGAGCTGGGCAAATATAGTGCTTATCTTGGAGGTGGTCTTATTGGACTAGGTGTTTTATCTTTAGTGCTTCGTATGTGGTTTCCTGTTGTACCCTTTACTGCTAGCATCTTGCTTGTTGCTAGTGGAGCGGGAGTAATGTTTTTGCCTATCTTGTTTGATAGATACAGTGGATATCTACTGGTTGGTCTAGGTGTAGTTTTATATCTATGGATTTATGGTTTAAGAGATAACGTAAAGTTAAAGGAGGTGTCGCTTGAGCGTACAAAATAGGCGTTATTCAAAGAATTTAAATGCGATTTCTAACACTCTTCGCACCGGAAAAGCTAACATTTTAATTTTAGGTGATAGCATTAATAACTTTACTTCGGCTTCTTCGTCTGGCCATTATGCTATGGCTACGGGTATTCTTCGTAAATGGAAACCTAACTATTGGGCAGGTACCACTATTCCTTTTACTACTGGCACATTGGAAGGTCATGGTTTTAAAAAGAATTCAGTAGGAAGTAATCTTAGTGCTTTAGGTGCTGGTAGTGGCGTTGCTTTTCCTTTTACTAATTGGACTACATTTAGCGGTAACCTTCAGTCGGCTGTAAGACCTGATAATGGTGCGACTGATTTATCTACCCCTTCTCAAGTAGATCCTGCTGCATTTTTTGCTGGAACAAGAGGTACGGAATGTATTGTTAGATTTGTAAATCCTAGTACTGGTGCAGATATTGCTGTATCAAACGATAATAATTATTCTATTTGTAATTTTGTGAGTAGTGGTACTGCTTTTTGGGGCGATGCTAGTTTAGATCCAGATGAAATTTATGTTGGTGCTAGTCAGGATACAAGCAACAGGTTCTTTCAATCGGGTGCTACTACGTTTAAAATTCAGCAATATATTGGCGATCCTTCAGAACACATTACTCAAATTACCTATGAGATTAGACAGCAAGGCAGTGGTTCTATTAGTTCTCCTGTTACTTTAACATATAACGGTGATGGTAATGAGGTACATACTTGGGAGATTCCTATTCCTCAAAATACTGAGGCCGACTTAACTACTGGCGGTAACTTTTTAATTAGGATTAGAGCTACTGCTACATCTGGAGATATTAATCCTGCTGGTAGTCAGTGTATTTGGTTAAATAATCATTGGATTAATGAAAGTTTAACCGGCATGACTCTTCAATACTTGGGTGATGGTGGCTGGCAAACTGGTCACCATTTAACTGAAGGTGGCAAGGTTGATGAAAAATACTGGAACTTTGGTGCTCCAGCTGCATCTGATAATTTATTTGAATCTGATGCTGATCAAGCTGCTATTGGTATGATTGAACAAAAAACAGATGGTGCCACTTACAGACCAAGCCTACACACCTACGGTATTGAAGAGTTAATTAAACTTCAAGATACTAATATTATTATGATTCATTTGGGTCAAAACGATGGAGCTGATGGGTTGGAAAGAGGTACTGCTTTGTGGTATCCTCAAATTATTAAACGATATCGAGATCTTGCTACGTCTATGGGCAGAGATCCTTTTCACTTTATTTTAGTAGGAGGATACCAGACTCAAACAAACGGTGCTACTGTTATTCATCAACAAAGAGCAAACTACTTCCGATCTTTTGCAGATCAAAGCGATATTTCATTTATTGATCTTCATCAAATGGTTCGAGATGAATATGGAGAACCTTCTGTTTATGAAGACGGCGGAACGGGTACAACTTATCTTAGTGATGCTGTCCATCCCAACTATGCTGGCTCTTTAAAGTTTGCTGAGCTGATGTGGAATGAGATTGTAGCTGCTGATAACGATACCGGTGAGGGTGGCTTAACTGATATTACTATTCCTGATATAACCTTTGATGTTTATTCTAACAGTGATTCTTCTTCAGAGGTAGAAATTGAAACAGATCTTTCTAATGCGGTTTCTCAGTTTACTGCTGGATATGCTTCAGGCTCTTTAAAGTTGGTTATTGATGAGTTAACTCTTACTCAAGATTTTGAAAACGATCAAACTTTTGCTAGAAATTTAGATATTTTAGGTACATCATTAGTTAAATCTATTGATGATAGCTTTGGTGGTTCTGATAATATTTCATATGCAATTGATACAACAGCTTCAGCTGATTTGCAAGCTATCTCTGTCGCTCCAGTTAGCTTTAAGCTTAAGTTTAGAGGTATTCCTGAAGGATGTACGGTTCGAGTAGCTTATCATTTTGAAAATAACTCTGACATTACAGAGGTAAAGACTACAACCTTAACTACCACGAAGGTAAAAGGTTCTGATGGGGTTGCATTTAGAGAGGCTAATCTTAAATTTAATAACTCTACTGCCCCTGATTATGTTGATTTTAAAAAATTCCAAAAGATTTTATTAAATAAGAAGGGGTAAAACTATGGCTTTAACTTATACAGGTCCAGCGGACATTGATTTTGATCCAGAAAGTGTGGATACAGTTATTACTAATACATTTGCTACTGCTCCCAGTGAAGCTTTTGCAGCGGGTACAGGTGGATTTGCTTCAGGTAGTGTTGATTTATCTGTAGCTTTATTGTACGATCAAGATTTTATTACTACTGATGCCACGCACCCAGATGCCTTTGCAGCAGATTTAACTGTGCAGGCTGTGTTTACTGATGACGAAGGTACTCCTACTAGAACCACAACGGCTAATGGTTTTAGTGGTTCTATTGGTACTTTAGGTGCCACTGGAGATCATACTGTTGGATTTGAAGTTACTGGTATCGAAGAAGGTTGTGAATTAACTATTGTTTATACTATTAGTAACAATAGCGACGATAAACTTGGTAATATTACTGCTATTGGAGTTGATCCAGTAACTGGATTATATGGCTGTCCTTTCCAATCTGTTGAAAAATATCAAAGACTCAATCAAAGATTAAATGGTAGAAGTGCTACCACTTATGAGTTTAGTTCGTTTAAAAGAATGTATAAAGATATTGCAAAAAAGAAATAAAGTGAGGTATTATGTCTGAAGTTAATGAGACTCCACAACAGGAACAATCTCAACCCATCGTTAATCCTGAAGATGCCAATCTTGCAAGAGAGAAAGCTGCTTTTGAAACCTATGTAAAAGATCAAGGCTTGACTGTGCCTGAGAACTTTCAGAACACAGAAGCATGGTTTAACTCTCTTAAAGAAGCACAGGGGCAATACACTCAAGCTAGGCAAGAGATCGCTCAGCTTAAGCGACAGTATGCTGAAACTGGAGAAATCCCTACTCGGCCTGTTCAGGAGCAACAGACACAACCACAAGAGGCTACGCCCTCTAAAGGTGAGCTTAGAATTCAAAAGAAAGAAGAGCCGCCTATCCCATCTCTCAATGAACAGTGGCAAACGTGGCAGTCAGAGCTTGCCATGACTGGAGATTTTTCCTCTGAGACGAGAGATGCTATTAAGCGAGCAATGAATGTAGATGACGGTGTTGTTGAAACATTTATTGCTGGTCAAAAGGCTTTGCGTAAGGAAGCCTATGATTCAGCTTCTACTGTTGTTGGTGGTACGTCTGAATTAGATAACATTTTAAATTGGGCAAGCGAGTCTTTGTCGGATCAAGAGCGTGATTCATTAAACAACATGCTCTCGGGTCCGTCATATCAGACTGCCCTTCTTGGTCTTAAAGCCAGATATGATCAAGATATGGCGAGTAAACCTAAGGCTCAGGAACCAAGGCGAATTCAATCTGAGAACGCATCTAGTGCACAAGAGGCTCCAGCTTTGGAACCTTTTAGATCGCGTCAAGAGATGAATATGGCTATGTCAGATCCAAGATATCGGTCTGATCCTGAGTATCGGCAATTGACCGAACAAAGGATTGCTCATACTATGAATTCTGGCATCTTTACCCGCTAAACTCTTAGACAAGGTTTAGTGAGGAAACACTACAATGTGCGAACAAGTAGGCTTACGAGTTAAAAAAGTAGTTCTGCGTAGTGTAAGCTGTGACTCTACGGAATAATCATTGCTTCTTAGTTTTGTCTACATATTTTAGCCATAACATAAGGAGATTTAATCATGGCTGGAGATAGTTTAGTTGCTTCCGAATTAGCGTATCGTGCTAATACTGCTGGTGGCATTTCGTTTAATAACCCCACTGCGGGTGATGGTCGCCTTGTCCTTCCTATTTGGGCAGGCGAAGTTATTCACGCTTACGATCAATACAATGTTTTTGAACCATTGGTCGAATCGCGTACTATTTCTTCCGGTACCACTATGGAATTCCCAGTGACCGGATACGTCAGCTTGAACCCCGTGTGGGAAGCTGGTGAGGAACTGGTCGGTAACGAAGATAGTGCCGCTACCACGTTCCGTGTGGCTCTTGATAAGCGACCTATCGCTACTCACTTTGAGCTCGACAACATTGACCTCATGCTCACCCAATGGGAGTATCGTTCTGAGCTTGCTCGCCAAGCTGGTCGTACCCTGTCGGATGCGCGTGACCGTCAAATCGGTGCGTACATTGCTCGTGCCGCTGCAGAAGATGGATTAGATAACGACCCTCGGGCAACCGATAATCGTTTCAATTCCTCTACCTTCTCTGCCGTTGGTGGTTTAGGTGGTAAGGTCTTCTGTAATAGTGATTTTGATAATTTAGGTAATGCTTCAGCTTCGGCTGATAACAGAACCAACGCTGCTCTGAAGCTTCTTGAGAAGATTGAAGAGTTCCAAATCAGACTGCAAGAAGTTGATGCTCCAACCGAGGGTGTCTACTGTGCAGTTTCTCCTCGTGCTTTCCAAGACATTCGTGCTCTTGGTGTTGCCCGAGTGGTTGCTGATTTGGCTGCTGGTGCTGGTCGACCCCTGTTTGGTGGTGTTGCTGAAGCTGGTGGCTTAGGTTCACCTCTTGGTCAAGGTATGTTCAATCTTGCTGATCGTCTTGAGTATCAAGGCTGCACGATCATCAAGACCAATCACTTGCCTGATGCCAACTATGGTCAATTTAAGATTGGTGAAGCTCGTTACAACAGAAGCTTTAGTGTCATGCCTGTGAAGGCTTTGATTTGGCAACAAGCTTGTGTTGCTTCGCTTAAGATGATGGGCCTTAAGGTCGATCAGGTTGACGATGTTCGTCGTAACACCGTGTTCACGGTTGCTTCGATGATGGGCGGTACTGGTGTTATGAAGCCTGAGCATGCTGCTGTGTGCGTGGGTACTCCTAACGCTTCTGTTCATACTGGTTCTACCAACCCAATGTTTGCTGCTAATCAAGCTATTGGTGGTTCCGCTGCAGCTAACCTGACCTTTGGTGATTTTGATTTCGATAGTACTACAAACGATTTAACAGACTTTAATACTGGTACTGCTAGTTCTGGTAATACTGGCGGTGCTTCTGGTACTGCTGTTACTGGTGCAACTACTACGGATGTTAGCGCTTCTACTGACGCAGCAGTCCGAGACTTGTATCAAGCTTCATTAGGTGCTTATGCACTCAACACTGGTGACAATGCTTCTGCTGAAGCTTTGGCTAATGATGGAGCATGGTCTGCTGAGTACACTACCGCTCCTAACCACTCTGTGTTTGAAGCTAATGCTTCTAGCCCGGGTGCTGATGGTTTCGGTAACGCTGCTACCTAATTTGACAATTAAATACACATTCGCCCAGAGCCCCCGAAAGGGGGCCTTGGGTCTTTTTAAAAGGAGATTATCATGGGATTAATGAGTAAACTTGATGCTGTTAATGAATTACTGTTTAATGCAGGTGAACAAATTGTAACTAGTCTCACCGATAGTCTTAACACTGATGTAAACTTGGCTGAGTTTACATTAAATCAACAGACTTTGGAACACCAGTTGCGAGGTTTGGCTGCAAACTATAGACCTATCAAAGTTACACCTAGCCGCACAGGACCAGTGGGACATTCTGTTCGTCCCATTTCTTCTGATACTAAGGGTAGAGTTTTATTGTCAGATTATACAGATGACATGAAGACTGGATCTTTGATTTCTGCTGAGCTTATCAGTGGTTTAGTAGATAATACTTTAAATGTTAGAATTACTGCTTCTCCTCGCCGGTTTGGTATTGAGGCTAATGGCAAAGATTATAATGTTTTATATAATGTTACTAATCAAACCGATGAATGGGACTTAGACAAGGAGCTGCACATTAATATTGTGGAGTTTGTAGCGTTTGAAGATTTAGAAACTACGGTTCAGAAGGCTA